AGATCAATCATTTTCTGTTCAAAAGTTCTGAGTGATTCTGCATATACAAGTTCGTACTTCTCTGCTCGAGGTAGTTCACTGTTATAGATTTCATCTATTCTCTTTGCGCTATCTCTATCAGAGCTTTCACTTCTTCTAGTTCTTGTTTTAGGTTTGGTCTTTGATAGCTGTGCGCCTTTTCTATCATCACTGTTAGTAGGCGTACCCCCCTGATTAGAGCTATCGAGGGCTCTTTTTTCATTTGCTTTTCTTCTGCCGCATGTGAATTTAATTCCATACTTATCTGTTAACTCCTTTATTAAAGAGAGTGGTATATCCAATAGCGTTGATGTTTCCCTTTGTGTTAGGCCCATCTCTGCTGCGTTGATGCACTTGCTTAGTTCTTTTGGTGACATGTTTAGCCCTCAGTTAAAAAAGGCCAGCCCAAAGGCTGACCAGTTAGCGGGAGAAAAAACCGTAACAAAGCTCCCGCGGAGAACATCTCTAGTTAAAACGGAATGTCATCATCACGCAAGTTACTTGTTTGTACTTTGGGAGATTGCGGATCAGAAATATTAATTGACATATAAGGCTTGCCATCTTTTTGCCTACGCCATGCGGCTATCCGCTTGTCAGATTCAGCTACAGTCCAAGGCTGCGTCTTGTCATTGGTATTGTACATGGTGCCTGTGTAGTCAGGCGATCCTTCTTTGCCTTGCTCTTGCTTAAACATAACGCCCACTTTTTCGTAGACCTCCATGATTTCCTTGCCCGCTTTTGTTTCGCGGCGAACAATTGTATAGCGGCTATCTCTGCCCTCTACATTTATCTTGCCCTGCAAAATCATTCTCATGTCCTCGAAGGGTGGGAATGCCACGCCATCATTTGTATTGTCGTATTGATCTGCCATGCTTCTGGCTCCTTTGTTAAGTTAAGTAAGTTTACATCCAACCTTCATCGCCCTGCGCTTGCCCTCTGGATGGGCCGCTTGAGCGAGAAGCTGCATTACCATCATCATCCTCTGCTGGAAGGTTCAGCATGGACATGATTCCGTATCGACGTGCATAGGTAATGGCACTACCCAATCCCTGCATGTCATTTTTGCCAACAACCAATGGCACTCTGGTACGCATAACAGTGATGCCATCCTCCTCAGAGATAAGCTCTGTAGTGATGAACATTCCAAACTCGTCAACACCAGTAACATGAGTGAGAAAGAATCCATTGTCAGATAGCGGTTGTGTCACCGCCTCAATAGCACCCTCGAGCGTGGCATAGCTGCTGCGGAAGTGTGGGTTTGTGCCATCCTTTTTGATTGGCTGAATGGCTGCTCTTGCTTTGAGTAGCTTGGCAATAATTTTATTGTTCATGTTTTTCTCCTTGTTATTCTAATTGCTCCGCGCTTGTCACGCTTGGCTGTTAAGTGTTCGCAGTAAACTTCCCGCTCGTTGTCACCAACCATATCTTTGATTTCTTTTTTGGCTGACTCGAATGCTTTGGCATCTGCCTCGAGTGTGGCGTAGGTGTGCGCTGCGTCAACGAATCTGTTGTCCGTGCTTGCGTCGCGCCTGACCATTTGATCCACCTCGATCTTGTCAATCCCAAGTTGTACCGGTTGGTCGATACCAACTGGCTCTTCATCGCGAAGAACGTAACCCCAGAAGTCCGACACCACCGCCCACATTGAATCAAAATACTCTTTGTTGCGACTGACATAGACAGACTCCCACTTATTATTCCCAAAGATAACAGATAGATAAGCGCCTTCTGCATCTGCAATATGCACGTACAGCTGCAACTGTGGCATGTAGAATTCCAATACCTTGTCCATGGTATTGTAAGCGTTAGTGTGCTTGGCCTCGATGATAGAGTGATCCCAAGAGCCATCAATATTTTTAAAAACTAGAGTGGCATCAACTGTGCCTTGTGCTGGCACTGTACCGATCTCTTTTCGGAATGGCTTTTGAAATCCAGTTAAGCTGCAATTGTGCTCATGCTCAAACCACTGGAGATTAAAATCCTCAGTGTGTATTCCCATTTGCACTGCAACATTACGAGATAAATCTTCTGGCTCTGATCGACCTGTCTTGATGTGCCATAGCGTTAGCCAATGACCATTCATTATTCTTACGCAGTCAGACCCGCCTATGAAACCTTTGCGTTCCATCTTGTTCTCCCTTGTTATTTGATCTCAATCTACTGCAAGTATGCAGCTATTGCAAGATACTAATTTCCCTTGCTTCCTCATGCTTATCAGTCAAAGTCTTGAGCTTGATCTGATAATCATGTTCTGAATAAAGTTTCTGATACTCTATAAGAAATTGTTTCCTATAAGCGTCAAGAGTTTCCTCACTAACTAAGCAGCCCCTTATCATCTTCATGGCAAGTTTACCCCAAAGATAATCCTCGCTTACTGGCTGACCTTTCTTGATTCGATCAGCATTTATTTGCAAGGAATCGGGTTGCCAGTTTCTAGATCTTTCTTTCTGTTCTATACGATCCTTCTCGTATATTTTATGTGATGGTCTGTTGATACTTGCTGACCAAATATCATCTGATATTGCACGCCCGACTTGCTTACTCATTGTTTTACCTTGAAATATTGAGCGATGTACTTGCCGCTTTCCACTTGAATCATTGTTTTATCTACTGGATAGCCAAGATCTTTTAGATCTTTGATCCTAGCTGATAAGCGAAAGCAATTGTAATTTAGCAAGGCATCAATGGCTGTGATTACTTTGCCTGTTTCAAGGTGTGCCTTGATCTGTTTGACTTGAGTTTCCATAACTGTCCTCCATTATTTTTTGGAATTGTTCCCCTGTCATTATGACTAGGGTTTGAGGGGTTCCCCTCCGTCTTTTATAAAAGGCAATGTCTCTGCCTTCTAATACTGTGAAGGGGCTGGGTAAGTTAGACGTGTCTCTGTACTTGACTTCGCCTACCAGCTTTCGTCCTTCGAGTTCGATGTGGATGTCGCCCGAATACTCTCCTCCCAAACTTCCGCTGAGGGGGACGCGCTTCGCTTTGAGCGGCGCTTTGATTTTGTTGAGCCAAACGACAAACCATTTTTCGTGGTAAGTTCCCTTGGATTTGTTACGATTTGCCATCTGTCCTCCTCGTAGCAGTTTAAACAAACAAACCAATGCTTCTCCATTGTGCCACTGTGATTGTTTTTAAGTATGGCAACAAATAGATCTGTTCTTACTTGGCAAGCAACACAGTCAATTGTTTCGTTTCTTTTTCGTGACTTCGATTTCATAGTCTAACGCCTCGAGCCAGCACATAAGAAAGAATCCAGAAGGGACACGCTTATGCTGCTCCCATTTATGAATGAGTGATTCAGTGCAGCCTATAATATTTGCTAGCTCAGGCTGACTGAGTTTTTTTTCTCGTCTTGCCTCAGCTAACATTTCTATAAGTTCGTTATAGCTGTGAGACAGACGAGTGTTCTTCATAGATAGCCTTGTAGATACGACAAGCTGTGTCGTACCTCATTTCATTTGTTCCGTTTGCTGAACGGTAATAGGTAGAAGTTGGAACCTTCGCCCGAGCAAACGCGTCGAGCAAAGGAATGTTTAGCTCAGTGGCTAATGCTTGCAGTTGTGAGAAGTAAGGTTTCATACTGCATGTATGCGATTACTTACTCCTCAAAGTCAACATCGTCAGCCATGACTTCGCCAGATCCATTGCAATTATCGCAAGGTTCTGCCTCACAGTATGGCTCTGGTGCATCATTGTATGAAGATCTTGCTGGCATACGCTCGACTTCAATGAAGCCATCGCCAGTACATTCTGGGCAAGCGACTGACACTCTATATCGTTTCATTCGTATGGCACCTCATCATCTATGACCGGGCCTACATAGTTTAGTTCCCATGCCTTTGTTCCACGTTCAATAAACTTATCTCGATTGAACCTTGGGTTGGTTGCCTCAAGTTCATCAGCGATACTGTGTAGGTGAGTGGGCCACGGTACAAGCGGCCCAAGTTTATCAGCTAAAAATTCATAGTGCTGTCGTGACATACGCATTAGTCCATCCTTACAATTAAATGTGGCTTGTCTTTGCCATCTGGTATCGCAACGATTCCGTAGGGATAGACGTAGCAATGGCCCAGCTTAGTATCCATGCGAACCAGAAACTCTAGGTCAGGGTCTTCAGGATAACGATAAGTTCCCTTGTCATCTACCTTGCCTCCCATTGCACGATTGCGAAGGCTGCCAAACTGATAGCGTTCTTGCAGGTAATCAATCAGGTTATCATGGTCATAGATACCAAACTCCATTACCCAATGAGGGATTAGCCCAGCCCATTCGAGTATCTCTGCGTGGCTCCTATCTTGGTAAGCAAATTGATTGATTATCGGGACAGGAAGGTAGCTGATGTGATCTACGGTACTCATGTGTTTATCTCCACGCTTACATTGCATCTAATGAAGTCACCAATGATGTCTTCGATCTCTGATGTGTGGTCAGCAATATCAAACTCTTTAGCCTCGTTGATTATATCCATACGCTCGTTGAGTTTTTGATCTACAATTTCTTCTATCATATGCTCGAGTTGAGTCATAAGATTCCGTTTTGTTGGTGTCATGTCCATGACGTTCTCCTTTGTTGTACTGCAAGTATGCAGCAAGTGATTGATTATATCAATTGCAAGTGACGTTACGTCATTCATTTTCTGCAATAGAATTTTGAGCAAACCCAGCGCCATATCTAGGCAGACACCGGAGCCGCTGCGATCTCTGCCACCTGTTCGTTGTCTCAGTGGCATTGATACTATGTCACCCTGTCCCATGGAGGGAGCGAAGCGACCGACGAATTTTTTGGGAGGCCGTTTGACCCCCCATTACCTTAGCTTGAATTGGTTGGGGGCCTGAGCCCCCGCCTGTCACGCGGCCCCTTTCTTCTTGGGCTTTGTGTTGCTTGCTTCGATGGCGTCCATCTCCGCAAAGACTGAGGCAATCTCTGCGGGCAATTCCGCGTCTGCCTCATCTTTGACTGTGGTGTAAGTGCCACCCGTCAATTCCTTGAGTGCCACCTGTGCCGCTGCAAGCTCTGATTGCATAACGGTTAAAGCAAATGCCTCTGCTTTGTAGGATGCAATTGAGCTGGTCAGGTTGGTTGTGCTGATCTCATCGCCATTGAACTGCTTGCGATACCGCTGCGCCCATTGCTTTGCAGTTGCCTCGCGGTCTGCCTGCTTTGGAATCCAGAACTCAAGGTCTTGAATCTCGCGCTTTAGTTTGCGCTCTGCGTGGAAGGCCAAGGTGTCCACCTGTTTCCAGCCATCATTGCCAGCAAAGCGATCTGTATTGCTTGTTCTGATGTAAAGCTCAGTTGGGTTTGTATATGTTTCGATGATTGCATTTATAAGGTTAGTCATTTTCTGTTCTCCTAATTTTCAGTTACCACCCCCCACAGTCTTTCGGCGGACGAAAGCGGCTGGGGCCAGAACGACAGGGGTTATCCACAAACTGAGCAGAGCGAGGCTCGACGTTCGCAAGGGCCGCAGGACGAAGTGTACCCTTGCGAATGTTTTGGGGAATAAGCCATGACGGGCTGGAACCAGACGGTTTTGACCGTTGAAAGACGCCCCGAGCGTTAGCGAGGGGTGGCAATAATTCACTTGCGCGATAGCGCTCTATTCTTTCTTCTTCTCTTATCTCTTACTATCTCTTTGCGATAGCGATGGAAGCCCGACAGGGTCGAGACCTGAAGGGGCTCGATGCTTGCACGAGAGCGCGGCCCGGTAGGGATCGCCCTGTCAATGGTTAAACGAGGTACTATGATACCTAAATGACAGTGTGACGCCACGTAACGGATTGACACCGCAACGGATGATGTGGCTATGGTGGGGGGAGAGAGGGAGAGGGGGGCTACAGAGGTCACAATGAATGAGATTATGAATAAGAAATTAACTGACAAACAAACACTGTTGGTTGATACACTCGTAGCATCTGGTTGTAGTGTCACTCAAGCTGCTAAAGAAGCGGGATACGCTAAGGGAGATTCAGGAAGAGTAAGCGCTTCCAGAGCCTTACGTCAACCACACGTGCAGCAGTACATGATGCAAAGGGTCGGTGAACAGCTCGGTTTGAATGCTACAGTAGCTGTTGCCAAGGTCTTAAAGCTAGCGTCAGGTGCTAGGTCTGAGTACGTTCAGCTCGAAGCGTCCAAGGATATACTAGACAGAGCTGGCTTCAAGCCTATAGATCGCTCACAGGTACAGGTAGCGGGGGACATTAAGGTTGCCATCGATCTGTCATGACCGGGGGTGGGTCAAAAGTTGCCAACTACGTCAGTGTCAGTGGTCCCCTACACTCGTTTTTTCCCTCAAAGGTTTTTGTGCGTTGCCTTGGAAAATATTTTTACCTAGAAAGGTTCGCATAGGAGATTCGTTATGAGTACACCGGCTTGGACTAGGAAAGAGGGTAAGAACCCCAAAGGTGGTTTAAATGCCAAGGGACGTGCCTCTTATAAGAAGGGGACATTAAAGCCTCCTGTTAAGTCCGGCGACAATCCGCGCCGTGCTTCTTTCCTTGCAAGAATGGCAGGGATGAATGGGCCAGAGCGTGACTCCAGTGGTGAGCCGACTCGTCTTCTTCTCAGCCTAAGAGCGTGGGGTGCCAGTAGTAAGGCTGATGCACGTGCCAAGGCCAGAGCTATAAGTAAGAGAAACAAGAATAGGGATACAGCATAATGCCTAAGGGATCGGCTAGTCGCGCCACTTCTTTGTTAAAGAAGGTTAATAGGGAGCTATCAACTATACCTGACTATGAACATGCTAAGATAGGAGATCGAAGCAGCGGCGAGCCATTTAAGAATGTTGTGACGGCATTGCGCCGTGGTGTTCGTGCTTTACAGGGTAAAGAGTCTAAGGTGTCATTAGTCGCAAAGCGGAAGCGCTTGCAGTCCTTAATTAAGGAAGCTGAACAATACAAAGGTGCCAAGGTCGTTGAAGGTGGTATGATTGTATTTGGTGCATTAGGAGGAGATAAGTAATGCCAATGGGTAAAGGAACGTATGGTTCAAAGGTTGGTCGCCCCAAGAAGGCGCAATCAATGTTAAACGCTGGGCAGAAGAAGTTGCCTGCTGCGTTAAAGCGTAAGATCTTAAAGGCCAAGAAGGATAAGAAGTAATGGCTGTCAATGCTGCTGGCAATTACACCAAGCCCAAGATGCGCAAGTCTCTATTCAATGCAATAAAGAATCGCGCAACACATGGGACTGCGGCGGGTCAGTGGTCGGCGCGCAAGGCTCAGTTACTTGCTAAGACTTACAAGGCTAGAGGTGGGGGATACAAATGAAGTCCCCGCAGAAGTCATTATTGAATTGGGGCAAGCAGAAGTGGCGCACCAAGTCTGGCAAGAAGTCCAGTGAAACTGGTGAGCGTTATCTTCCTAGCAAAGCTATTGAAGCACTTAGCGATAGTGAGTACGCGGCTACAACCAAACGAAAGCGGGATGGCAAGGCGAAGGGCAAGCAGTTTGTTTCTCAGCCCAAAGCAATTGCCAAGAAAGTAAGAAAGTATAGGACATAGTATGGCTTGGTATTTACCTACAAGTGAACTCTACACTGGCGAAACGCATGAACTTGCTGGAACAACTTACAGCGGAAAGACGAGAACTCCAGACTCTCGCCGCTTAGTGGAAGGGCCAGAGCCCACTCGATCCCGAAGTTCTAAGGGGCAGATGAAGGCAGATGATCCTTCCACGCCAGACGTAAACGAGGCTTATTCTAAGCCAAAGCGTAAGGCAAAGAAAAAATGAGTGATCTGCACAAGTCCCTGCTAAGGCAATACAAGGCGCTCGAGCGACAGCTTACCAGCATGGAAAGTGGCATTGAGCGTATGGAAGACAAGAAAGGTGCCTCCCTGCTGGACAAGTCCCTGCGCTGGTACACAAATAAGATGGCTGACCTTGGCGATAGCCTAAACCAAGCCAACCCTCACTACAAAAAGATTGAAAAGAAACTGAATAGCGTTGCGGATAGACTCGATTCAGAGTCTCAAAGATTAAGTCGCATGAATTCAAAGGGTTCGCAATGAGCTTTGTTAGTACGCTTAAGTCCCAGGAACTTACTCTTCTACGCAACATCGTGAGGAAAACAGAGTTTGCTTACGTTGAGCAAAAGCAGGGAAAGTCCTTTGTCACTGATGCGATGTGCGATCAGTTGATTGAAAGTATTGGCCCAGAGGTTATAGAGCGAATGATTAGGTTTGGTGTAGATAAAGGTCTTCGCTAGTGGTTGATTTTAAATACAGGCCAGACGGTGAGGTGTTAAAATCCTTTATGAAGGACAGCACCTTCTTTCGTGGGATTAGGGGGCCAGTAGGGAGTGGCAAGAGTGTTGGATGTTGTGTCGAGGTTTTTCGTAGGGCGCTTCAACAAGAGAAAGGACCAGACGGATTACGAAAATCCAGATGGGCCATCATTCGGAATACAAACCCACAGCTACGAACTACAACTATTAAAACATGGCTTGACTGGTTTCCTGAGTCTGAATGGGGAAAATTCACATGGTCAGTCCCATACACCCACAACATCAAGCGAGGAGAAGTCCAGCTTGAAGTAATCTTCCTTGCCCTTGATCGTCCCGAAGATGTTAAGAAACTTTTATCCCTTGAGTTAACTGGTATCTGGATCAATGAAGCAAGGGAGATACCCAAGAGTATTATTGATGCGTGTACCATGCGGGTTGGTCGTTACCCTTCTATGCGTGACGGTGGGCCTAGTTGGACAGGTGTTATTGCAGATACTAACGCGCCAGAAGAAGATCATTGGTGGCCCATCATGTCTGGTGAGGTTCCAGTGCCAGATCACATTCCGCGCGAACAAGCTAAGATGCTAGTGAAGCCTGACAACTGGCAGTTCTTTACTCAACCCGCTGCAATGATCGAGCAGAAAGATGATGCAGGTGAGATACAGGGGTACAAGCCTAACGAATCCGCAGAGAATAGAAGCCATATGCTTAAGGGGTATTACCCAAATCTTGTGCAGGGTAAGACAAAAAGCTGGATTGATGTATATGTAATGAACAAACTTGGCACCATCCAAGACGGAAAGCCCATCTATCAGATGTTTGCTCAAGACGTTCATGTGGCAAAAGAAGAAATACCAGTAGCATCTGGGGCTCCGCTCTATGTTGGGCTAGACTTTGGGCTTACTCCAGCAGCAACAATAGGGCAGAAGGTTCGAGGCAGGTGGTTGGTGCAAGCCGAAATTGTTGCATTTGACATGGGCATAGTTCGGTTTGCAGAAGTATTGCGTGAGGAAATTGCCACACGTTTCTCAGAGGCTTCAGACGTATATATCTATGGCGATCCCGCTGGTGACTTTAGAGCGCAGACTGATGAATCAACTCCCTTTCACATTCTGCGTGGGGCTGGCTTGAGGGCGTTCCCCGCGCCTTCCAACTCTGTTGACCTTCGCCTTGAGTCAGTTTCCTCCCAGCTGAACAAAATGGTGGATGGGAAGCCAGCCTTCTTAATAGATAGAAGATGTCAGCAACTTATCAAAGGGTTCGAGGGTGGCTATCAGTACAAGCGTATGGAAGTCAGCGGAGAAAGATATGCCGATAAGCCTGACAAGAACATGTATTCGCACATCCATGATGCACTACAGTACATGCTGTTAGGCGCTGGCGAGGGTAGGGCCCTTATGAACAACCAAAAGCCTGCCCAAGTTTCCAATGGGAAGGCATCGTTTAATCTCTTTGATAGGGGTAAAGCTAAGAGGAAACCTAGCGTATGGTCTTTTGTGCGTTGAAAAAATATTCATTCTGTGCTTTGGAATGGACAAAGAGGATTTTGTTATGTGTGTAAAAGAGACTACAGCTTCAAAAGAAAGCAGCAGTAAGTCAAGCAAAGCACCTGTTGTTGTTAAGAATCTTAAGACTGATTTGGCAATGGGCCTAGCTGGCTTTGGAAAAACTGGTGAGGCTGAAGCAGTTGCTCTTGAAAAGGCAGGGTATAGTGGTGCCGCTGTTAAGGATTATCAAGAGCGCACTGCCGTAACCAGAGAAAGAATGGCCCCAAAGGTAGGCCACGCTACTGATGATGATGATGCCAACTGGAGAAAGAAGGCAAAAACAACTTCTACTGCAACTACTGACACTACGACAACAACCACTGGCACTGACACAACAACAGGTACTACTGGCACCACAACAACTGAGCGCGAAAAAGATATAGGCACTGGATCAGGTGCAGCTGGAACAACCTCCGTGACCGCCGCTTCAATATACACACGCGATCCAGAAGAGGCAATTAGCGATCAAGAAAGACTGGCTCAAGCCGAGCTTAGGAGACAACGCGAAGCTAGAGCGATTAGTAAGGCCAGTAGATTGAGAACAAAACTTGAAAGCAGACAAAAGATTGGGCCGCAAGGTCGCCGTGGTGGTCGTGGTCGCAGATCTTTAATGACAGGTTCTCGCGGTGGGATCGGATATTATAGTAGGTTTAAATCATGAATGATCCCAAAAAGTATCTAGAAAGATATGAGAAGGCCAAAGCCCATCGTCAGAACTTTGTTGATCTGTTTGAGGAGTGCTATGAATATGCGCTACCTCAACGTGAGTCATTCTATTTTGAAACCCCCGGTCAACGCAGAGATGATAAAATCTTTGATGAGACAGCGGTTGTTGGCGTTCAAGAGTTTGCTTCTCGATTACAATCGGGCCTTGTTCCTAACTTTGCACGCTGGGCTGACCTAGCTGCTGGCTCTGAGATACCACCCGAAGAACGTGACATGGTAGACAATGATCTCGATGAAGTCACTGAGTATGTGTTCGAGATACTTCAGAACTCTAACTTTGGACAAGAGGTTCACGAATCCTTTATGGACTTGGCGGTTGGCACTGGTATTCTTTGTGTCGAAGAGGGCGATGCTCTAAACCCTGTAGTATTTTCAGCCATACCGTTACCTCATGTAGTCTTGGACACTGGCGCGGATGATAAGATAGATCATGTATTCCGTGAGCGTAAAGGAATACGAAACTCAGATCTAAAGCACATATACCCCAAGGGAACCTTTGATCCTCAAATACAGCAACGTATGACTCGAGACCCAGAGGGCAAATGCACATTGCTTGAGATCGTGTGCAAGGATTACACAAAGAAGAACCAAGAGGCTTATCTTTATTACGTTGTTGATATGACAACTAAGAGCTTCATTATGATGGAAGAGTTTAATGGCGTAGGGTCTAACCCTTATGTTTGCTTTCGCTGGTCTAAGTGTGCTGGTGAAGTTTATGGTCGCGGCCCTTTAGTCAATGCCTTGTCTGCAATTAAGACTACCAACTTAACAATTCAGTTGATCCTTGAAAACGCACAGATGGCTATCTCTGGCATTTATCAAATGGATGATGATGGCATTATTAACCCAGATACTATTAACTTAGTACCGGGTACTATTATTCCTAAGTCTCCACAGTCGGTTGGCCTTCAGCCAGTTCAGGCCGCGGGTCGCTTTGATGTTGCCGACATTGTTCTCAGTGACATGAGGCTTAATATTAAACGTGCTTTATATAATGATATGCTTGGCAATCCAGACAGGACACCAGCTTCTGCCACTGAAGTAGCTGAGAGAATGTCAGATCTTTCGAGAAGGATTGGTTCTGCCTTTGGTCGGTTACAAGCCGAGTTGGTTCAGCCAGTATTGCAGCGCGTCATTCATATCCTTAAGAAGCAAGGGCGACTTGAAATCCCAACAGTGAATGGTCGTGAAGTAAAAGTAAGGTCAATCTCTCCACTTGCACAGGCGCAATCGAACCAAGACATTACTTCAGTGTCTCGATTCTTGGAGCTTGTAAATGGATTCTTTGGGCCAGAAACAACCAATCTGTTAATAGACTCAGAAGAAACTGCTGTATTCCTTGCCAAAAAATTTGGTGTACCAGAGACCTTGATTCGTGACGCAGAGGAGCGTAAACAGGTAATTGCAATGATGCAGCAAATGCAGCAGTTGCAACAACAGGAACAAAACGCAGGTCCACAGATTGCCGCAGAATAGTTATATTGGGTTAGATGGAGTTCATCGAACCAAAGAAGAAGAAGACAGGGTAAGCATAAATATATCTGCTTTGTTTTCAGATCCAACGGGGCAGGCCGTCTTAAAGTATTTACGAAGTATTACCATTGAAATGGTTGGCGGTCCTGAAATTAGTGATGCAACACTGCGCCATCTTGAGGGTCAACGACATATTGTTGGTCTTATAGAGCGCCATGTTCAGAGAGGGCATAAAATCAAATGAGTGAAGAAGTACAATCGGAGGCTCCCCCCGCTGAGGAGCGTGACTTTGCAATAGCTGAGGATGCACAACCAGAGCGCCCAGATTGGTTGCCCGAGAAATACAATTCGGGTGAGGACTTAGCAAAGGCATACGGTGAATTAGAATCTAAACTTGGCACTAAAGAACAGGACTTCCGAGATAAGTTTATCGAAGAGATCAATGCGGAAGCATATAAAGATAGACCAGAATCATCTGGGGACTATCAGCTACCAGACTCGATAGACGAGGAAGTAGCTATTAATAGCGATGTTCTAAAGTGGTGGGCAGAGACTTCGTTTGAGAATGGCTTTGGTCAAGAAGAGTTTGCCAAAGGCATTGAAATGGTAGTCTCAGCTATGTCGGCTGATGTGCCTGATATAGAAACTGAAATGAAGAAGTTAGGAGACAATGCCAATGCTCGTATAGAAGCTGCGTCATTATTCTCACAACAGTTTTTCCCAAAGGAACACATGGACTCTATAGAGAGACTGACTGAAACTGCCGATGGACTCATGGCACTTGAGTTTATTATGAGCGAGTTGAAGACAGTTTCTGTTAATGGGGAAACAACAGCTCCTTCACAGATCACTCCAGAAAGCCTACGCGCTCTAATGCAAGACGAGCGGTATTGGAACGCAGCCCGTAGAGATATGGATTATGTAAGGCAAGTTGATGATGGATGGCAAAAACTTGCGGGAAGCTAGGATAATTAGTAGGCGTGGGGCTTACCTTACGCCTATGAATACTAGCCACATAAACGAGTTTCGTAAACGAATACATGAGCTTAATGCTCGAGAGATACGCGACTCTGGGTACGGCAGCACCTTAGACTGCTTAAAAATAATGTATAGCAGTTCAGAGGCTTATGTTTGTCGCAACAAGCATGGTGAGATAGTATTCATTGGGGGTCTTTGGTTTGGAGATGAAGCCCCCCAAATGTTCTGCATGTTTGCTGAGAACCTAGAAGAGAATACATTTCTTGCTGCAAAGATGGCTAAAGCAATGCTGGGAATGTTCGAGCCCCTGCATCCCACACTGACTATGACGGTTTCATCTGAGTTTGAGCATATGCTGAGTTGGGCTTTGTGGCTTGGCTTTGAGCCTTGCGGGTTAACTGAAGGCAATCGCCATGTCGAATTTGTGCGTTGCATTTCAAATCTAAATAGTGTTACGGATAAAACATTACGGCCCGTAGTGCATTGATCGGCCCTTAACAGGATACCCGAGTTGACATGAGTTCGCGGATACCCGTGGCAAACCGAAACTCAACTTAGGACTGTTAAAATGGCTAATACAATTGACCAAGCCTTCATCAAGCAGTTTGAGACTGAAGTTCACATGGCGTATCAGCGCATGGGTTCCAAGCTACGGAACAC